AAGCAGAAGACTATGACAAAGATGGCGAAATCGACGCGCACGAGAAGGATCATGCCGAAGTCGAGGACAAAATCGTTGACCTTGAAGATGCTTTGGAAGAACTCAAAGCGGAATTCGAAAAAATGATGAACGGTGACAAGGGCGAGGACAAATCAGAAGAGTCCGCAGCACCCGCAGCACCAGTTCAAGACGCTCAGGCACCAGCAGCACCAGTGGCTGTGGCGCAAGAAGCTAAGAAGGATGACATGAAGAAGGAAACTGTGAAGGAGTATCATGAGAAGAAGACTGCCGACACAGCGGACCATTCAGACAAATCTGCCAAATCTCCGATAGCCGGAAAAAATGATATGGGTGGCACAGCCAAGAATATCGTTCAGGGCGGCGAAGAAAAAGGCAGACCTGCACCCAAAGCTAAAGAAATGGGCGGATTTGAAAATCAAATCGGTAAGGAAAAGCCAGCGTTCACAAAACAAGTGAAGGCCAACAACACCGATGGATCGGACAAATCAGCTAAATCTCCAATCGCTGCTGCTAAGAAGTAAGCGCTAAGAGAGGAAAGAGGGAGCGAAATGTCACTGTACCTAAGAGAGCATTTGACCTACGATCAGGCCAGGATGGAAATCTTGCACGAAGGCAAGGAAGGCAAGGACCTTTACATGAAGGGAATCTGCATCCAGGGCGGCATCAAGAATGCCAATCAGCGAGTGTACCCAGTCAATGAGATACAAAAGGCTGTGAAGACACTCAATGACCAGATCACGTCAGGTTATTCTGTTCTGGGAGAAGTGGACCATCCCGATGATTTAAAAATTAATTTGGACCGAGTAAGCCACATGATTACAGACATGTGGATGGACGGTCCAAATGGATACGGCAAGATGAAGATCCTGCCAACACCAATGGGCCAACTAGTGAAGACTATGTTAGAGTCCGGAGTCAAACTGGGCGTGTCTAGCCGAGGTTCTGGCAATGTGTCAGAATACGGTGGAGGACAGGTCAGCGACTACGAGATAATAACAGTTGACGTAGTGGCACAACCTTCGGCACCAGGTGCTTACCCAACCGCGATTTACGAACACTTGCTAAACACAAGGGGCGGAAATAAAGCGATGGGTCTGGCTGCTGAGATTAGAGATGACAAAAAAGCACAAAAGTACCTGAAAGAGGCGCTAACCAACATAATAAAGGACCTAAAATAATGTTCGACGCAATATCAAAACTGGTTGAGTCAGGTGTTATTTCCGAGGACACTCAAAAGAGCATCCAGGAAGCCTGGGACAACAAGGTTAAAGAAAATAAAGAGCAAGCTGCTGCTGAACTTAGAGAAGAGTTCGCCAAGCGATATGAGCACGACAAGGGCAACATGATCGAGGCCATCGACAAGATGATGACCGACAAGCTCAGCGAAGAGATCACCAAGTTCGTAGAAGACAGAAAAGCACTTGCAATGGAAAAGACGGCATACAAAGAGAACGTGGGCAAGCATTCTGCCAAATTGGAATCATTCGTGATGAACAAATTAGCAGAAGAGATCACAGAACTTAATGCCGATCGAAAGAGCGTGCATGAGAATTTCTCCAAATTGGAAGAATTCGTTGTGGCAGCTCTAGCAAGAGAAATCAAAGAATTCCACGAAGACAAGAAGTCAGTAGTGGAGACCAAGGTTAAATTAGTGAAGGAAGCCAAGGAGCAGATGAAGAAACTCAAAGAAGCTTTCATCACTAAATCGGCCAAAGTGGTTGAAGATGCAGTGACCAAGAAATTGGGCGAGGAACTCGCTCAGTTGAAAGAGGACATCACTGCGGCAAGACAGACCAATTTTGGAAAAAGAGTTTTCGAGGCGTTCGCTTCAGAATATCAATCTTCTTATCTCAATGAGAAGAGCGAGACTGCCAGACTATTAAAAGTGGTCGACGAGCAGACTTTGAAGATAGCGGAAGCCCAGAAATCCATCGACGAGAAGCAGGCGGTGATTGAATCCAAGGAGAAGGAAATTTCCCGATCCAAAGATTTAATGGAACGCAAGGAAACGATGGCTGAGTTGCTCAAACCATTGAGCAAAGACAAGGCAGACGTGATGAGTCAGTTGCTTGAATCAGTTCAAACAAAAGACCTCAAATCTGCATATGCAAAGTATCTGCCCCCAGTGATGGACGACAAGTCCGTTGGACCCGTTGGCAAGAGAGTGATCTCAGAAGCCAAAGGCGACAGAGCACAGAGGGAAGATGCTGATTTAACCAATATCCGCAAATTGGCGGGTATTCAACACTAAACAAAAAGGGAAAAAGATCAAATGTCAGAACTATTTGAATCAAAATGGGGCGAAACAAAAGCCGCATTGACCGAAGGTTTAAGTGGCAATAGAAAAAAGACTTTGGACATAGTGCTTGAGAACACAAAGAGAGCATTAACTGAAGCCGCTACCGCAGGTGCTACATCTGCAGGTAACGTTGCTACCTTAAACAGGGTTATCCTCCCAGTAATCAGACGGGTTATGCCAACCGTGATCGCAAACGAGATCGTTGGTGTTCAACCTATGACTGGACCGGTGGGACAAATCCATACCTTAAGAATAAGATACGCAGAAGCATCATCTGGTACGACTACAACTACCGCAGGTGAAGAAGCGTTATCTCCATTCAAGATCGCTGAAGCTTATTCAGGTGACAACTCTTCTACAAAAGCAGGCGCAACTTCTGCTCTAGAAGGAACTCCTGGAAAGAAATTAAGCATCCAGATCTTAAAACAAGCTGTTGAAGCAAAATCAAGAAAACTATCTGCAAGATGGACTTTTGAGGCTGCTCAAGACGCACAGGCACAGCAAGGCATCGACATCGAAGCTGAAATCATGGCCGCTTTAGCACAAGAAATTACTGCTGAAATCGACCAAGAAATCCTGGGTTCACTAGTGACCTTAGCGGGTTCTAGTAACACAGAAGCGTTCGACCAAGCCGCTGTATCTGGAACTGCAACTTTCGTGGGCGATGAGCACGCGGCACTTGCAATCTTGATCAACAGAGTGGCAAACACAATCGCACAAAGAACAAGAAGAGGTGCAGGTAACTGGGCGGTGGTATCACCAACTATGTTGACTGTGCTTCAATCTGCAACAACCTCAGCGTTCGCAAGAACAACTGAAGGAACGTTCGAGGCTCCATCAAACACCAAGTTTGTTGGAACATTGAACTCAGCGATGAGAGTTTACGTAAATTCTTACTCAGCTGACACAGATGCAGGTAACAAAGTGCTTGTAGGATACAAAGGATCGTCAGAAGCAGATGCTGCTGCGTTCTATTGTCCTTACATTCCTTTGATGAGTTCAGGCGTTGTGCTTGATCCGTCTACCTTTGAACCAGTAGTAGGTTTCTTAACAAGATACGGTTACGTAGAGTTGTCAAACACTGCGTCATCTCTTGGTAACGCTGCCGACTACCTAGGTACAGTAACGGTAACCACATCAAACTTAAAATTCAAATAATCGCAAGATTGGAGAATTTTTCTAGAAAAGGGCGTCAGAAATGGCGCCCTTTTTTTTTGACCGGGCGTCATTCTATATACATATTATCGAATTTTTTCACTGTCATACGAACCACAAAGCAAATCTAGTATTTTAATAAATCTAGCTGCCATTTAAATATTTCTACGAACAATCAAGTTCGTCGCAACAATGTGAAAGGAGTCCAATAAAATGGAATACTTAAACAAAGTAAAACAATGGGCGTCCGCGCTGGCAGATCTTGGCGTGACCCTGTTGGCCCTTGGGATAGTGCTGGAAGTGTTGTTCAAGGGACAGAGCATACCGTTCCTGTCTCAGACCAACATCATAGGCAACATCACCCAAATCGTGAAAACTTTTTCAACTGAAGGACTGGTTGGCTTGATAGCCATCTTTGTCTTGTACAGCATCTACAAGAAGAAGTAACACGGCCCAGGAAACTGAGGGCGGTGTTCGCGAGCATCGCCCTTTTATCACACAGTATAATATATTTCAGCATCGCATAAATAGCTTCAGTTCAAGCAGTGCTCCACAATGGTGTGGAGACTTATGCGGATAACCACCGCGTAGCTGGTAGAACCAGCATTGGACTCCTAAACAAAGGAGAAAACAAATGGGACGACCATTAAAAAAAATACGTTTCTCAGACCCAAACGTAAACGCAGAAGGAACAGCGGGCAAGATTGAAGTGACTGCCTACTTTCCAAGTGGT